TTATGTCTATGATAATCACTTTGCAGAACTCAAAGAAGCAGAACTGATTCAAAATAGACTCGGTGTTCTTGCTGCTGCAGAACCTTATGTTGGGAAATATTATTCTGTTGACTATATCAGAAGAAATATTCTCAAACAAACCGATTCAGAAATCATAGAAATTGATGAAAGAATTGTGATAGAACAAGAACTTGGAATTATTCCTCCACCAATAGATCCAAATACTGGACTTCCTGTTGGTGAAGAACCACCAACAGAACAACCAGCATTAGGTGATGTTCCAATGAGTCCAGAAGTAGATGCTTCTGCAGTTCAAATGGAACCAACCGAAGAAATGCCAAAACCTAAAATGCCAAAGGGTGGACGCATTTAATAAATACCCTTAAGTAAACACTGAAATTTTTAACAAAATGGATGATTTAATTAACATGATGGTCGCTGATGCATCACCAAATGAAATTAGTGACAAGATCAAAGAAATTTTAATGCAGAAGTCTGCTGAAAATATTGAAGCAGTTAGACCAGTTGTTGCTGCTTCCGTATTTGGTGAACCACAATCGGAAGAACAACCAGAAGAAGAGTCAACAGAAGAAGAGTCAACAGAAGAAGAATCTGAAGAAGAAGAGGAGTCTGAAGAATGACATATATCCGCCACGATGCAAACAATAATCCAGTATCTCCACAACCAGGATTTACTACAGTTTCCTATCTTGGCGGAACGACTGGATGGTCAACTGTAACCTATGAAAATTTTAATGATGATTACGTAGCTTACACATACAACAGTCCAGCTGGTATAGGAACCAGAACTCCAGCAAGTTATCAAAGACACGATGCAAATAATAATCCCGTTGGTGTAGGAACTTATCAAAGACACGATTCAAATAACAATCCTATAACAAGTCCATAGTTTCATAAATATAATATAAGACCCTAGAAGTAGTGAAATGAAACTTATTACGGAAGAAGTAACTAACGTAAAGATTATTACCGAAGGTAAGGGAGCAAACAAAAAACTCTTTATTGAGGGTGTCTTCCTACAAGGTGAAATCAAAAACCGTAATGGGAGAATGTATCCCATTAACACTCTAAAAAGAGAAGTAGATCGTTACAACGAACAATTCGTTGTTAAAGGTCGTGCTCTCGGAGAACTCGGACATCCTGATGGTCCAACCGTCAACCTTGATAGAGTTTCTCACAAAATTACCTCATTAGTCCAAGAGGGCAATAACTTCAAAGGTAAAGCACAAATTCTCAATACCCCTATGGGTAAGATTGCATCTTCTCTACTTGATGAAGGTGTAATGTTGGGTGTTTCTTCTCGTGGAGTTGGTTCACTTAAGATGACCAGTGAAGGTCATAAAATTGTTGGTGAAGATTTCATCTTAGCAACTGCTGCTGATATCGTCGCGGATCCTTCTGCTCCTGATGCTTTTGTTTCAGGGATTATGGAAGGTAAAGAATGGGTTTGGGAAGGAGGAATTCTTCGTGAACAACTTGCAGAAAAAACCCAGAGAAGAATAAATACATTAGTAGATCAAAGAAGACTCGACGAACAGAAATTAAATTTGTTCCAAGAGTTTCTGTCAAATCTATAATTTATAAATAAATACAGATTATACAAAGGTTAATCGGAGAGTACAAATGTCCCGTGGTAACGATTTACAAGAAATGGAAACAGGCACTTCACAATCCAAAACCGCTGTAAATGCTAACGCAGCTCCAGCGGCAGCTCCAGAGAAGAGTGCAACTCCTGTTGCAACTCCTGGTCAAACTGGTAGCTGGGAAGATTTAGGCGGTCCTACTCCAGAGAATAGCAAGCCAGATGATGAGTCAAATACACTCAAGACTCCTGGTGCAACCCTTAAGCAAGTTAAGGATGTTGTAAACGCTAAGGCTGCAGCAGCTCAAGCTGCTGAAACTTCAGCAACTCCAGTTAAAGTTCCTGAAGAAGTAGAAGTAGAAGAGGATCAAGAAGTAGTTTCTGAAGAAGAGACTTCTGAAGAGGAAGTAGTTTCTGAAGAAGAAGTAAATATCGATGATGCTATTTCTGAGGACGTAAATGCTCTCCTCGGTGGTGAAGAACTCTCCGAAGAATTCAAAGAGAAGGCAAAACTCGTATTCGAGTCTGCACTTCACGCCAAGTCACAAGAAATTCAATCAACTCTAGAAGAGCACTATGCTGCTGCTCTTGCAGAGGAAGTTGAAGAAATCAAACTAGAACTAACCGAACGTGTTGATTCATACCTAGAGTATGTTGCATCCGAGTGGTTAGAAGAAAATGCACTTGCTATTGAAGCAGGTCTTAAGACCGAAATTACCGAGTCCTTCATCACTGGAATGAAGGGTCTTTTTGAAGAACATTATGTATCAATGCCTGAAGAGAAATATGATGTACTAGAGAATATGGTACAAAAACTTGATGATATGGAGACGAAACTCAACGAGCAAATTGAGCGCAATATTGTCCTCAATAAAAAGCTCTCCGAAAGTGCTTCTGACAGAATTTTCGGCGAAGTTGCAGAAGGTCTCGCAGTATCCCAAAAGGATAAACTTGCAGCCCTCGCAGAAAGTGTTGAGTTTGAGAGTGAAGAGAACTATCGTGAGAAGCTAGTAACTCTGAGAAATTCTTATTTCCCAGTAAATTCTGGCACTCCAGTTAACGAGTCGGAAAGTCTAGCAGAAGAAGCAAACTTCCAAGAGGCACCATCCTCATCTATGGACGCATATCTCCGTGCTCTTTCCAACGTTGCTAAAAAGTGATTTTTAGATAATACTCAAACCGCAAATTCAACAACACTTTTAACGAGGTAAAAAAAAGAAATGAACGGAATGCAAGCCGACCACTTAATTGAAAAGTGGGCCCCTATTCTAGACTACGAAGGTCTAGATTCAATCAAAGATTCACACAAGAGAGCAGTTACCGCTGTTCTTCTTGAGAACCAAGAGCAGCAACTCCGCGAGTCTGCTGAGTTCCTTGGTGAAGCTGCACCAACCAACTCAACCGGTGCTAGCATCTCGAACTTCGATCCAGTTCTAATCAGCCTAATTCGTCGTGCAATGCCTAACCTCATTGCTTATGACGTTTGCGGCGTTCAGCCAATGAACGGTCCTACTGGACTTATCTTCGCAATGCGTTCCCGCTACAGCAGCCAGTCTGGAACTGAAACCTTCTTCAATGAAGTAGATTCAGCATTCTCTGGCCAGGACGACGACAAATCCCTAACTGGTGGATTCTCTGACGTTGCTGCTGGTTTCGGTACTGGCACTCAGGCAGGTACTAACCCAGGTGTTCTTAACCCTGTTGGTTCTGCTACAACTTCTGCTTACAACGTTGGTCAAGGTATGACCACCGCTGAGTCTGAGGCTCTCGGAGATGGTGCTAACAACCATTTCAACGAGATGGCATTCTCGATCGAGAAGGTCACCGTTACTGCTAAGTCACGTGCCCTCAAGGCCGAGTACTCACTTGAGCTCGCTCAGGACCTCAAGGCGATCCACGGTCTAAACGCTGAAGCAGAACTTGCTAACATTCTCTCCACTGAGATCCTTGCGGAAATCAACAGAGAAGTCATCAGAACTATCTACAAGTCTGCTGAGCAAGGTGCTGCTGCAAACGTTGCAACCGCTGGTACTTTCGACCTCGACGTTGATTCAAACGGACGTTGGTCGGTTGAGAAGTTCAAGGGACTTCTATTCCAAATCGAGCGTGACGCTAACGCGATTGCACAAAGAACTCGTAGAGGAAAGGGCAACACCATCGTTTGCTCCGCAGACGTTGCTTCCGCTCTAACCATGGCTGGTGTACTCGATTACACCCCTGCACTCAACGCTAACCTTAACGTTGATGACACTGGTAACACCTTCGCTGGTGTTCTCCAAGGTAAGTATCGTGTATACATCGATCCTTATTCAGCAAACGTTGATTCCAGCCAGTACTACGTTGTTGGTTATAAGGGTTCCAGCGCATATGACGCAGGTCTCTTCTATTGCCCATACGTACCTCTCCAAATGGTTCGTGCCGTTGGTCAGGACACCTTCCAGCCTAAGATCGGCTTCAAGACCCGTTATGGTATCGTTGCAAACCCATTTGCAGAAGGAACCAACGCTGGTCTCGGAAGACTCCTCGCAAACTCCAACCGTTACTACAGAAGAGTCAAGGTCGCAAACCTCATGTGATTCATTTCACAACTCTTCAGTCACAGGGGTCCTTCGGGACCCCTTTTTTATTGTCTAAATAAGTTATCAGGTTAATTTTTAAGAAATGAAACCCACACCGAAGCAAGCAAAAGTAATTCATGAGAACTACGAAAAAGTAGTTGATCATCTTATTAGTGAGGGATATGCAGAAGATAAAGAATCTGCAGATTCAATCATTAATGGTATGAGTGAGTCATGGTTTAATCTAATCATCTCTGAATGATCTAATGGATGCCTTTGTAAATCAAATTGCAAATAGAAATTTTCTTTCGACTTCTGGATTTAAATTTAATCTAGCAAGAGCTCCGAAAGTAGATTTCTTTTCACAATCTGCAAATGTTCCAGGTATTAATCTTGGAGCTGCGATTCAACCTACTTATTTGAAAGATATTCCAATCCCTGGAGATAAGTTGGTCTTTGATGACTTCCAACTTCGATTCAACATTGATGAAAATCTAGAAAATTATACAACCATCCAAAATTGGATGAGAGGATTGGGATATCCAGAGAGTGTGTATGAATACATGGATTGGATGTTGAGTGATCCAAATAATCCTGGACAAGATCCTAATGTTTCAGATGGTTCTTTGATTATTTTCAATAGTAACTTTCAACCATCAACGATAGTAAAATTTCAAGGGATGTTTCCTGTATCTCTTTCTGATATTGAATTTGATGCGACTCAAACTGATGTTCAGTACGCAACAGCATCAGTAACTTTTAAATATGCTCTTTATAAGATCTTTAACTATGAACCTGGATGAAATTCAAAAACTTTGGGAAGAAGACTCGAAAATTGATGAAGACAATCTCCACACAGAATCCACAAAGATTCCAAGTCTTCATGCAAAGTATTACAAGTTATTCAACAATATCCTGACTCTGAAGAAAGCTCAGGAAAACAAATATAAAATTTTAAGAAAAGAAAAATGGCAATATTACACAGGTAAAGCAGAACCTGATGTGTATGTTGAAAAACCATTTGATCATAAAGTTCTAAAGAATGATCTAGACAAATATCTAGACGCAGATGAAGATCTAATCAAGTGTCAGACTAAAATTGAATACTACCAGATGATGTTGAACTATCTGGATAGCATTATCAAAACTATATTAAATAGAACATACCAGTTGAAAAATGCCATTGAGTGGCAAAAATTTATTAGAGGTTATGACTGATATTGTAATTGCGAAAAAGAACGAAGTCTTCCTGAAAATCAAGGCAGAACCACACATTTATCAGGAACTATCCGAACACTTTACTTTTGATGTACCAGGGGCTAAGTTTATGCCCCAGTACAGAAGTAAATATTGGGATGGAAAGATTCGTCTTTTCTCAACACATACAGGAGAAATTTATGTCGGACTTCTTGATAAGGTAGTTTCTTGGGCAAAAAAATGGGACTATAAAGTAGAGTTCGAAGACAATAAGTTTTACGGAACTCCTTTAGAAGAGAACGAGATGATCTCTTATGAAGGAGTCAAAGATTATATGACTCGTATCTCTAAACATAAACCTAGGGATTATCAAGTAGAGCTTGAAGACAATAAGTTTTACGGAACTCCTTTAGAAGAGAACGAGATGATCTCTTATGAAGGAGTCAAAGATTATATGACTCGTATCTCTAAACATA